AATCGGCGTCCACGCAGCGATTTTCGGGATGCGGTCGATGCTCGGATTCTTCAGCGCCCACACATCGAACAGCGTCACGACCAGACCCGGCAGGCTAGATCCGCTCTGCCAATGCTGCGAGTGCGCCATCAGAATATCGTCGCTGTACGGAGCGACACCCATCGGGTAGAGCTTGACGCCGTTCCATTCCGTTTCACTTCCCTGCAAACCAAAGTTGCAGGCGACCGCCGTCTCGTGCCCATCAGCGACTAGGCGCTCCACGACCTGCGCCGTCTGCACGCCATAACCAGTCGGCGTGAAAGGAGCGTTACTGCTCCACAAGATCCGCTGTGGTGTCACACCAGGAGTGCCACCAGTCTTCTGTTTCTTCGCCGCGCGTCGCGCCTGACGATTCGCCACAGGGTTCCCTCCCTAGAAAGCCAAAAGGGCGCCGGTCCGAAGACCGACGCCCCAATGGTACCGCGTTCGTCGGAGAGCCTTAGGAGGCGCCACCAACGAAGTGCTTGATGTGGCTCGTCTGCGGCAGGTTGCCGTCGACGCGCATCGACGCGCGGAACGTGACGAGGTCCGCGTTGAACGCGAACTCGTCCGAGCGGTCGAGGCGGATGCCGCCGACCGTCCGCACGAAGTACGACGGGAAGTGGCCGCAGAGGACCGACTTCACGCCCGTACCGGCCGAAGCCATGTGCGGGTTCTCGTAGACCGGGCGGCCCAGGAGCAGGTCGCGGGCATTGCCGTCCAGCGAGGGCTGGAAGACGTAGTTGCCAGCGGTGTCCTTGAGCTTGCGGACCGCGCCGATCGACGCGCCGTTCATCATCCAGCCGACGCCGGGCAGCAGGCGAGCCGCACCGTCGAGGCTGTAGAACAGGTCGATCAGGTTGTCGGCGGTGAAGGCGCCAGAGACGCCCGTGCCGCCAGTGCCACCAGCAGCCGAAGCGGCGACGATGCCGCGCGGCTGGACGGTGCCAGTGCCGTTGGTCAGAGCGTTCTGGACGTTGTAGCCCAGACCATTGCCGACCTGCTCGGCGAGGAAGCCGAGGAGATCCACGCCGGAATCCTCAATCATCTCGCGCGAGACCTGGATGAGGAAGCCGTACTTGTACGCCTTCAGCTCAGTGAACGAGTTGAACGTCGGATCGGACTCGGAGAAGTTCGCGCCCTGAGCGGTCACCGTCGCCGAGGAGGAGTAGGCGCTCAGGCTCGGGACCTGCAGCGTCTCACCACCAGCGGTGTTCAGGATCGTCGGAACGTCGAGCATCGGACCGACGAGACGAGCCTTCATGATGACCATGTCGTAGAAGCTGGTCGGCACGGGAGCGCCCGTGGAGGCGGTCGTGACATCACGCTTCTCGAAGGTCATGCTGCGGACCTCTCCACGCGCAAGCGCGCGAACGGCCTCAGCATCAGTCTGGTCGTCGGCCGGAGCCTCGTCCGTGCGGACCTCAGCAGCCACAGCGTCGAGGCGCGCAGCGCGCTCCTCGTCAGCCTTCAGCTGCTCGATGATCGCCGCGCGCTGATCGAGCTCGCCCGTGATGCGATCGTACTTCTCCTGCTCCTCAGCATTGAGGTCGCGGTTCTCCGCAGCCGCCGCGTCGAGGAGATGCTTCGCCTCGTGCCACGCAGCCTGACGGAGATCATGCTGGCGCTTGATGTAATCAGACACCTTGATCCCCCTTCTAGGAATCGAGTTTGATGGACACGCCCGCGGCTCCGCAAGGCGAACACCTACTGCGGCTCCGCAAGTAGACGACTACAGAATACCGCGGAAAACACATAGTCCAAGAACGACAACGACCGCCCGGAGGCGGCCGTTGCGGTCAGGCGGACGAAGCTGGAAAGGAAGCCTCGTCTTGGGTGGTGGGGAGGAAAGCGGTAGCGCGATGCTAGACGCGAGCGAGCAGCATGTCAAGCTGCTTCTGCTTCAGCGCCAGTGACGCCGCCGCATCATCACGCGACGCGCGCAGCTTCGTCACCGCCGCATCCAGCACACCAGCGAGCTCCTCATCCAGCGTCTCGCCAGCCTCAAGCGCAGAGATAGCAGCATTCAGCTTCTCAGCCTCTAGACCTGTCGCATCGACCAGGCCATCGAGGCTACGAACGCTCGCCGTCGTCGCCTCATACGCCGGGAAGCCCGTCACGATCGACACCTCGTGCAGACGCACCTCGCGCAGCTCGCGCTCCTGGCCGTCATCACTCCACGAGTCGCCGCCCTTCGGGACCGAGAAGCCGAACGACATGGAATCCACATCGCCACGCTTCAGCAGGACCGCCATGTCCCGACCATCCGTCGTGTTCGGCAGGTCAGCCTCAACACGCAGACCATGCGAATCCTCAGCCAGACGCAGCGTGCCGGCGCGCTTCGACGCGAGCACACGGCTGGTATCGTGATTCACGAAGAGCTTGATCTCATTACGCGAACGCAGCGACCGCGAAAACGCGCCCGGCGCGATCCGCTCAATGAACGGCAGCGGCTGACTCGGAGAGTTGAAGACCGCGCCATACCCGGTGAACGTCATACCGTCGCCGTCAGTAGCCTCGCGAATCTCGAACTCATTGACATTGACGCGACGAGTTTCCACACCGTTGTCCATACGAAATAGGGTAGCACCGGGACGCTCGCGAACCGAGATCGACCCATACCAGCGACGATCCTGCTCCTCCTCCTCAGCCGCAATCTCATCACGCTTCCGATTGAACCACTCAATCGCCGGCTCGGGATCCAACGGGTCAATGCCCCACAAGTAGAACGCGACCGCACCATTACCCGGCCAACCCTCAGCATCAGCATCCGAGTTCTGCGGCGCGTCAAGATCGACGAGGTGACGAGCCGCCCACGCAGCCACACGCACAACCTTATCCTCTGAAACTTCACCACTCGCCATCAGACGCGCCTCGCGGATCGTGCGCTCCACAAGACCATCACCGCCGAATCCCTCCGCCCGCAACTCGAGCCCGCGCGCCGCAGCATCCCGAATGTACTGCGGCAGCGTCAGGTCAACTTGGCGCTCAACCATCTGCGGCAACTCGGCAGGATCCACAGCGCTCGGCGCGAGCGTCGTCAAGCCGATGCGCGCATACTCGGCGCGGACATCATCATCATTGTCAATCGCGAGTTCGATGTTGTAGATATCGAGCAGGTCCTTCGCCTGCTCCGACTTGTACAGCACCTCGTCAGCATCTTCGGACTCGCGAAGATACAACCGATCCCAATCAATGTCGTAGGAATCGAGCAGGGCGATGATCGCCTCGCGATCCGCTTCAAGCTTCGACGACACGATTAGCACATCGCCCTCGTACTCGTCGACGAAACGGACCACGTTCTCAATCGGCTCGTCATTCTCATCGACGAGCGTCATGCCGATATCGACGATGATCGCGGGCGGTCCATCAAGGTTCCGCTCGCCGCCGGGCTCGAGCCCCTCAGCGATCGAGACGGCGATCATCTGATCAATCGCCGCCTGCTTCGTATCGTGACAGCCGATGACCTCGCCGTCCTCTTTGATCGTCGCCCACCCAGCGCAACCCTCAGCAGAATCGGTGATGAAGTACGGCACGCGCTAATCCTGTCTGATCACAGCGACCTGCACCGGAGTGCCACCACCCGTCGCCACGACTCCCTCGCCAGCATCCAAGAAGAGCTGGATCTCTTCGCCACCCGTCAGTCGCATCGCCGACCCGTTCGCACCGAGCCACACATCATGCGCCCCATTGAACTGCTCAGAGAAGCCAAGATCGAAGCCGATCGTCGTCGACTGGTTGCCATTATTCACGAAGCGAAAAGCGTATGTCGACGAGCCCAGCAGCGTGAAAATCTTCGACGAGTCAAGACCACCAGCAGCCTTATTCTGACCTGGGATCAGTTCCGTCGCGACCACACTCCCACCCGTCACGCTCGTCGCCGTGTCGAATACCGTCGCGTGCGTTCCGCCGACCTGACGATTCAAGTTATACGCCGGGATCGGCGTGCCAGAGCTCACGACCGAACCGCCCTCGATCAGCGTCGCCGTGACCTGAGCGTCAGTCGTCAGGATCGAATAGAAATCAAACTGCACACCACCAGGCGGCGTCGCCATCGAAAACGTCACCGTTCCAGGCGACGCGACCGTGAACGTCTTCGACAAGAGGAACACATACCCGTCACGCGAGTACGCGCCGACCTGATACTCGGGCTGCAGATTCTTGATCGTCACCTTCGCCGCATCAACACTCGGCTGGACAATCGTCTCCGTCGCCGTACCAAGCGTAAAGACCTGCTGAGTGATCGCCACGACTACGCCTCCCCATCCACCGGATACGCCGACTGCGGATCCTCAGGATCAATCTGACTGATCGGCTGCAGCTGCGTCGACGGTAGACCCGTATGCGGAATCGGCGGCAAGCCAAGCGCTTCAAGGACTGACGCCGGATCGAAGCCCGAGAACACGAGACGCTGCACGATCGCGCTCTTCTTCTCGATCTCCGTCAGATTCGCAGCATCAAGATCCACGTTCGCGAGCGGCACGCGATACACATCACCACCGTCAACGGGCGGCATGTCCTCGATTCGGCGAATGTCATTGATCGAGGCCCAACCATTCACCAGCGCCGACGCGTGCGCCGCGTACCGGCTCGGCTGATCACCACGCTGCAACGCATCCACATTGAACTTCAGGAACGCGACGCCAGGCAGCAGCGTCGAGTACGCATCCTCAATCTTCACGATGTACGGGCGCAGCGTGTGCTGCACGAACTGGATACCGTTCTGCTCGACACTCGCATACGACATAGCGCCCGGCGTCGTAACACCAATCATGCTCGGCGGGCACCTGAACGTTCGCGCAATCTCCTCCACCGCGAACTGGCGAGACTCCAGCATCTGCGCCTCATTCGGCTCCACACTCGTCTTCGTGAACTTCGCCCCACCGAACAGGACGCCCGGCCGGTGCGAGCGACGCACACTCTTATGCTGCTGCTCGAACGAGTCGGCCAGGTCCTTCGCCTGCTCACGCGTCAGCGCGCCCGGATACTCAATGATGCCGCCGACCTGCGAGCCCTGACCGAAAAAGAGCTGAGCGAACACGTCAAGCGCCTTCGCAAGCCCCAGCGTGTCACGGACCAGTTCGATCCTCGATCGACCACGCAACTCGCCCGGCAACCGCAGCTCCGTGATATGCAGCATCTCCTCATTCGCAATGACAACCCGATTGTCATACACGAACTCCGGACGCCGCGTCTCACGATTCAACCGCACATCGACCAGGCGCGGATTCAGCACGACCAGACCAGCGATGCCCTGATCATCACGAAGGATCCGCACGAACGCGTTCCCATTGATCAGCAGCGACACCAGCACCTGCTGGAAATGCTCAGTCCGAGCGACACCAACCTCAGGCGAATCCAGCCACTCCGGCCGCGGACGGAACGGCGTCCGCGTCCCATCACGCCGCACGAACGTATCAACCGGCAGCGTCGAGATCGAATCCGCGATCAGCCTGACACACGCGTACACCGTCGCCAGCTTCAGCGACTCATCCTGATTCATCGTCACGCCAGCATTCGTCGTGGCGAGAATGTCACCACCCGACCCGAAGATCGTCTGAAAGCTGATCGCGCGCTCCTCGCCGGAGTCCTGCGCTGGATTGAAGATGCGACTAAGCACGCGACCTCTCGACGGCGATAGCGAACACTAGGATGAAAATGCCAGCCGCCACGAGCGCCGCGGGCGGGAATACCAAACCAATCCCAGCCGTGACGAGCGCCGCGCCCAACACTTCCATTAGGAGTATGATAGCCGCCCGATTCATACGGCGAAGAATCCTGGCGCGACACTCGACTCGGACTGCACGACCGCGCCATACACCGCCATCACCGACGCGACCAACGCGTCGATCCGCTGGCGCTGACGCATCTTCGACACCTTCCAACCCCGATCCGTCATCTGCGCAGCAGCGCTCAGACAGTGCGCGGCAAGCGTCTCGTCTCGACCATCATGCACGATCTTGCCCTCCCCAATCATCGCGTAGAACGTCTGATACGCATCAGCCATCGTCGCCGAGTTCTGCGGCATCGTTACCATCGTAACGCCCTCACCATCCAGCACCTGCGCCGACCGCTCAAAGAACCGCGGATCATAGAACACACCAGCGACCTGATAGTCGCGACTGACCGCGCGAATATGCTCCTCAACCTCTGACAGATCGACGTTAGAGCCGGGCCTCGGAGTCCACACCTTCGCCTCGATTACGACGCGACCATCATCCCTCTCGTGCGCCAGCACAAGCGCCGTCGCATCATGAACGATGCCGACATCGATGCCAAGCGACACGCGCGCGCCCAGCGGGATCGCAGCGTCACGCTCAATCGCCGCATTCCACGCGTCAGCACTGATCCACGCCTGCGACCCCGCAACCCACACGCAACCATGAAACTGCAGCACCTCCTCAGCCGTCAGCTCAGGATTCGCAGCCTGCCGCGCCAAATACTCCTCCGTGATCCACGACGCGGGATTCGCCAGCTTCATCGCCGCCACATCCGCCGGATCCTTCGTCGGCGCCGAATAGTTATAGATCAGCGTCCGAGCATCATGATTCCTGCTGATCGTCAAGCCAGGCTGCTTCTCAAGCTCGCCAATCGCCTCGTTCCGGTCCAGGAGTCGGCCGAGGATTGACGATTCGCGCTCGTTCGCATCACCAGCCGTCGTGATCGTGAACACCTGAGTATTGACGCGCGCACCACCCGCCGTCGTCAAAGCCGCCCACGCCTTCCGCTGACTCGGCTTCGTCCACGCATGCAGCTCATCAGCCACGACCAGACTCGGCGAGTAGCCATGAAGATTGTCCGCGCTCGACGCCATCCGCAGGATCTTCCCACCACCATCCGCGCGACTGATCTCCCCAATGTACTCGCGAAGAGCGACCGCCTCCGACAAGACCGGCGACCGCCGAATGAACTGCACACAGGTATCGAACAAGCGGCCCGCCTGCTTATCCGACGCCGCCGCCAACAGGATCTCCGGCTGCGTCTCATCATTGAACAGGCGATACAACGCGTATGCCGCTAGCATCGTCGTCTTGCCTTGCTTGCGAGGGCAAATGATGATCACGGATCTCCAGGCAGGCGCCACGCCATCCTCATCCTCGACGGCGAGCGCCTCGCCCATGATCTCCAACTGCCACGGCTCCAACACCAACGGCTCGCCCGCGAACTGGTCAATCGACTGCTCAAGCGTCTTCTCACACCACGCCGCAAAATGCTCAACCCTCGAGCCGACCGCGTACTCCTCCCACCGCATCGTCCTTGACCGCATCGCCATCACGACGACTTCCGCTTCGACGACAACTTGATCACCGGCGGCAACTTCCGATCAGCAGCAGTCGCCCTACCCTGCACACCACCGCGCGGAGCCTTCAACGCCTCCGGCTCCAGCTTCAACGCGCGCCCCGCACGAGCCGCATCCTTCTCCGCCTCGGCCAACAGCTTCACCAGGGGGTGCGGAGCCAGAGCACCGTTGGAATACTCAGTCAGCTTCGGCCGGCCATGATCGATCCACTCGCGCCGAACCTCGTCCACGAGGTCGACCGCTCGAGCGAAACGCAGCACCGCATCGTGGAACTTCTCAGAGTCAGGAAGGCTCGCGACGTGACGCGACGCCAATGCGAACGCGCGCACACCCTCCGGGCCCAGATCCGACGGATGCTCCGACATTGGCTCAACCATGCGACGTAGCACCCCCTGCGCTGCTTCGTCCGTACTG